CTAGAAGAATGCCTGAATCTGATCCTATGGCTGAAACTTGGGCTTCAAAAAATAAATGGTTTGGTACAGATCGAGCCATGACATTTACTGCTTTTGAAATTCACAAGGATTTAGTGGATAAAGAAGGTTTTGATCCTCAATCTGATGAATATTATCAAGAAATTGACAAGAGGATTAAAGTTGACTTTAGTCACAAATTTGATAATACTGAGACTAAGCAAACGAACAGGGCCGTTCAGTCGGTAGCCTCAGCTAATAGAAGCTCAAAACCTGGTCGCAAAACTGTGAGACTCACATCATCACAGGTAGCAATAGCTAAAAAATTAGGTGTGCCACTAGAAGAGTATGCAAAACAATTAAAACTCACGGAAGGAGCATAAGCATATGAAAAACGAAGATACAAAACAACCTTTACGTGCGGCTGGAACTCGGACAAAAACTGATCGTCCAAAAGAGTACAAGCCCCCATCATCTTTAGATGCACCTCAAGCGCCTGACGGATTTAGGCACAGATGGATAAGAGCAGAGTCAATGGGTTTCAATGATGCCAAGAATATTCATGGTAGATTGAGATCTGGTTATGAGTTAGTGAGAGCTGACGAATACGATGACGATACTTACCCAACAGTGCTAGACGGAAAATACGCTGGAGTCATTGGAGTAGGTGGCCTTCTCCTGGCAAGGATACCCGAAGAACTCGCACAGCAACGTATGGACTATCAGAGAAAACAAACTGAAGGTCAAGACGAAGCTATCGAAAACGACTTACTTAGGGATCAGGATAAAAGAATGCCTATCAGTGTTGATAGAAATTCGAAGCACACTTTCGGTGGTACAAAGAAGTAATTCAAAGTCCAACGAAATAAATTAAACCGAACTGGAGGCCGCTAACGCGGCAGGTTCACTAAGGAGAAAATAACTATGGCAAATAGAAACACTGTAGGATTTGGTCTTATAGCTCAAGGTACCGTTGGTTCATCCGACGCAAACCAGGGTCAGGGCAAATACTTCATCGATGCTAACTACGGCGTTGCAATGTTTCAGGGATCTGTTGTTCAGTCAAAAGCTGGATACATCGCTGATGCAGAAGCAGCACGTACTAGGCTAACTATTGGCATACTAAATGGTATTTTTTTTAACGCGGCTACTACACAGAAGCCAACTTTTCAAAACCATTATGTAGCTAATACAGTACCAGCAAACTCAGAAGATATTACTGCGTTTGTAATTGATAACCCTTTACAATTGTTCGCAGCTGGCGTCGATGGCGCAGTAGCAGCAGCATTGTATGGATCTACAGCAAGTACGACTCAGGCAGTGCCTGCAGGAAGTACTTTATCTGGTCAATCAAGTAAACAATTAAATGTTGCAGCTAATACAAGTGCAACAGCTAACCAATTCAGACTATTAAGATCTGCAGAGGATGTTGAGAATGAAGACGGAACAGTAGCAAATTCTACTATTATCGTTACTCAGAATCTTAACCAATACATGCAGAACACTGGTACGGCTGGAATAACTTGGCAATAATAGGAGTATAACGACATGGCAATATCACGAGCACAGCTAGTTAAAGAACTAGAACCAGGTCTGAATGCACTATTCGGACTAGAGTACAAAAGGTATGAAAATCAGCATGCTGAGATTTATACAACAGAATCATCTGACAGAGCTTTTGAAGAAGAAGTAATGTTAAGTGGTTTTGCTAACGCAGATGTAAAAGCAGAAGGTCAAGGAATTGCGTACGACGACGCGCAAGAAACTTACACTGCTAGATACACAATGGAAACGATTGCGCTAGCTTTCGCTATCACTGAAGAAGCTATAGAGGACAACCTTTATGACAGACTTTCTTCTAGATACACAAAAGCACTAGCAAGATCTATGTCTAACGCTAAAGAAGTTAAAGGCGCGGCAGTTTTAAATAATGGTTTACCCGGCGTAGCCGCGGCATCTGCATTTAGAACTGGTGATGGTGTTAACTTACTTTCGCTATTACACCCAACTATCGCGGGTACTGTAGCGAATACACTTGGCACACAAGCTGACTTAAACGAAACTTCATTAGAACAAGCGCTAATCGACGTAGCTGCTATGACTGATGAAAGAGGTTTAAGAATAGCTGCTAAAGCGGTTAAGATGATCATTCCATCAGCTAACCAGTTCAACGCTGAGAGACTTATGAAGTCTCAAGGTAGAACTCAGACTGCTGATAATGATATCAATGCAATCAACTCAATGGGAATGGTTCCTCAAGGTTACAGAGTGAACAATTTCCTAACTGACGCTGATTCTTGGTACTTGATCACAGACGTTCCAAATGGTATGAAAATGTTCTCAAGAACTCCGTTGACTACGTCAATGGAAGGGGACTTTGATACTGGTAACGTTAGATACAAAGCTAGAGAAAGATACGCTTTCGGCGCATCTGACTATAGAGGTATCTTCGGTTGCGAAGGTGCGTAAGCATAACTAAATAATTTTGTGGCGGGACATAGTTTCGCCACATTTAAATAAGAAAGTGATAATATGAAAAAAACTCTCATCAACATCTGGGCCTACAATTACCATGCTAAATTTAATGTTGAGCATGATAAAGATACAGCTAAAAGCGTTGAAGATGCAATACTTGACAAACTAGGAGAAAAGAGTATAGTTTGGGAATATCTCGGAGATAGTTATCATCCGGGAATAAATAGAATAACTTATGAAGAGGTTATCGATGATACAAGACCTATACAAAGCAAAAAGGTCCTTGGAGTTGAAGTGGGAACAAGAGCATATTAGTGAAGATAGATATACTCTTGAAATGGTCAGAATTGATGACAAAGTTAGAGAAGTCATTACTGAGATCAAGCTTGAAGAAGCTAGAATTGCTCACTTACAGAACAACGTAGAAGGTTCTGCTCCACAAGTTTCTGTAGCTACTTAGACAAAAGCTACATCGCTGAAATGCACAAATACCTTAGGATCTCTTGCACTCTATTCAAAAGTAGTATACAAATTAATCACTATACATAAATAATACAATTAAATGTAGACGCGTATAGTCGACAACCCCTAGGGACTACATTTAAATATTCTAGGAGGAATATTAATATGGCAAATACTACATTTAACGGACCGGTTAGATCCTTACACGGATTTGAAATGGCAACTAAAAACGCTACAACAGGAACAGTTACAACTAGATACAGTTCAGGTATGCCTGACTTAACTGGTTTGTTGATTGCAGACACAGCGACAGCAGCTAACATCACTATCGCAGATGGTATTATAGCAACTGTTAACTATACTGGAGCAGCAGCGTGTGCATGTGCATTACCTGTAGCAACTGCAGGAGCAATCGCTGTTTATGTTCAATCTAAAGATACAGCAGGCGGAACTGCAACATTAACTTTTAATGCTAATGGTACAGATACTTGGCAACTTACTTCTTTAATAGAATCAAGAGCATCAGCAGAAGTAACTTTTGATAAGTCAGTAGCGGGTGAAGGACAACTAGTTTTCACTCCTGCTAACGCAGCTACAAATCTTTTAACAACAGGAAGTATGATTGCTTTCCAATGTTTTGAAGATGGAGTTTGGACTATCTCTAGTAGATTAGGTGGAGCAGCGGCAGCAACTACTGGTGCTTTCGCATTTGCAGCGTAATAACTAATTAGTGTGGGGTTTCGGCCCCACATAAACAAAATTTAAGGAGAAAAATATGTCGTCAATATCATCAAAAGTAAAACAATCGGTTGTGTTAGCAGCAGACGGACAAGTGCAATCACTCGTAGCCGGTTCAGCAGCCAATATTACTAAAGCAAATATTATGACCATATATGGTCAAGCTTCTGCAGCGGATGCTGAAATTAAACTTTATAATGAAATAGGTGATGCTAAAACAGCATCTGCATTAATTTTTCATGGTAAGTTTGGAACAGCAGGTAATGAAATTATGGAATTTAATTTACCAGGAGCAGGTATTTATGCTAACACTGGAATATATGCAGATGTAACTAACTGTGATTTCTTTTATATTATAGGAACATTTTAAAGGAGTATTAAATGTCTAATACAACTTCAGGTAATTATCAATTTGATCAAGACTTTTCAATTGATGAAATTATTTCTGATGCTTACGACCGTTTAGGTTTAGTAGGTACTTCAGGTCATCAACTAAGAACTGCAAGAAGATCATTAAATATTCTTTTACAAGAATGGGGAAATAGAGGAGTTCATTTTTGGGAAGTTGGAAATGCTAATGTTAATTTAATAGTAGGTTCATCTACAAATGTAGATGCAACTGCAGAAGGTTCTGGAACTTATACTTTTTACAGAAATCCATCTGATGTTCCAGCAGGAGGAGCTAATCCACCACAAGCTACAACTGT